AGTGTCCGGACGGCTGTCACGCTCTCTGTGAAGCTCATCTTTTCGTTTACGAGGTCGTGAATGTATATGTCGCTGCCGTGCCTTCCTACGACGAAGCCTGCCACCTTGGCGCTGCCTTCGCTCTTAGTGAATGCCATATCCCATGACTGAATAAGCATGTTCTGATATGGAACCACTTTGAATGAGTTCCCCAGCCATTCTCTCTTAAAAATAACGCCCTCTGCTGGCGCTGGTGTCTGCTGGAACTGCCCAGCGTATTGGACGCTTCCCATGGACTTCTTAAGGCCTGACAGTGTTTCTTTGTCATATCTCTGTGGGTTCAGGATGTCTCCCTCTTCCCGGATGATTTCCTTCTTGCTTATCGGGAAGGTTATTATTGTTTTCTCTGGTGCCTCTGCAGGTAGGCATAAATGCTCGTAGCCCAGCTGCTCTGCTAAAACGTAGCCGGTCAGGTCGTTCTCGTGTAACCTCTGCATGATGATTATGATTGCGCCCTTCTTTGGGTCGTTTAGACGGGTTTGAAGGGTGTTCTTAAAGAAAGCTATTGACGCTTCTCTTTCAGCCTCACTGTTGGCCATTAGGGGGTTCTGTGGGTCGTCTACGATGATTACGTCTCCGCCTTCACCTGTTAATGATCCGCCGACGCTTGTCGAGAACATCATTCCGTGGTGGGTGTTCTTGAACTCGTTCTGTCTGTTCACGTCGTCTTTAAGCGAGAACTTGTCTCCCCAGTTCTCCTGGTACCACGGGCTGGTGATTATATCTCTTGATAGTACGTTGTGCTTCCTGGATAAGCTGTCGCTGTATGAAACCTTGATGAAGCGCTTCTCTGGCTTCTTGATCCACGACCATGTCGGGTAGCATACCGTTGTCTGTATGGACTTCATGTGTCGAGGCGGGATGTTGATTATAAGCCTCAATATCTCGCTGTTTTCTACTGCCTGCAGGTATTCGCTTATCAGGTCAATGTGCCAGTTGTCTACATACGTTGTGCCTGGTTCGATTACCTTCCACGCCTGTTTGATGTACTCTGAAAGGTTACGCTCTGCCTTTTCCCTTTGAAGCGCCGCCTGCAGAGCGTCAACATCAAATATCGGGCTCTGTATGTAGCTTTTCCAGTAGCTGTTCAAGCTCTACGAGCTCCTCATCTGACAAGCTGGAAAGGTTGAGGTCTCCTGGGCTCCTTACTTTGATTTCGCCTTGGTGAGTTACCTTTGTCTCCCCGCTTATTTGTCTATTTTCGGTGGACTCTCCTCGGCTCAATCTCTCGATTTTAACTCCAACATCGACCAGGCGCACGATGTCGGAAGCCGCGATTTCCTCCTCTGGTATGGTTAGCAGTCGTTTGGCTGCTTTCTTTATCATCTGGGAGGCCAGCAGCGCATGGTCTTTTTTCATTTTGATTATGTCTGCTTCATTCTGCTCCCGGATCTGTTCATCCAGGTATGCGTCGTATGCTGCTGCTCTGTTTACCCAGTCGTTCTTTGCGCTTAACTTCCGGAGGTGATCCGGTGAAAAGCCTATCTGTTCACATAGCTTTGGGATACTCCTTCTCCTGCTGCGCAGGTCTTTGTCCTCGCTGATCATGTCTCTGAATGCACAGAACTTCTGGTATTCCCTTGGTGTTTCTCCGGGTATTCTATCCCATAGGTTCTCTGGTTCTATTGGCTTTTTCTTTGCCATGTTGCTTCCTCCTTTCTTTTGGATATAACTAAAGGCAGACCATCTTTTCGGCGGTCTGCCTCTTCTCTAATTGCTATATTTTAACCTTCTTCAGGTGTAATGCTGTTTAGCTTGTCGTTCTCTTCTTTGAGCTGTATGTACTGCAGCTCCTGGTCTCCTCTTTGGCATGTGACGCCGAGGTTTCCTGTGAAGCGCACGTATCTGTTTATGATTACGTCGCAGTATCTTGGATCAAGCTCTGTCGTGTAGCAGCGCCTTCCGGTCATTTCAGATCCGATGAGTGTGCTGCCGCTGTCTCCGAAGAAGTCAAGCACCAGGTCTCCTGGCTGGCTGCTGTTGTCTATTGCTCTTACTGCAAGCTCTACCGGCTTCTGTGTTGGGTGCTCTGTGCCAGTCTCTCTGGCCACTTCCCAGACGGTTGATATTTTTTCCTCTGGATAAAGGCAGACGCTCTTTCCTTCGCTCAAACGAATATAACGGATCTTCTTGCCCTTTGGTGGCTTGTCATTAAGAAATACTTTACCTCCGGCTCCGTCGGTTAATACGACGCCTCCTGTGAGGACGGTTGCCATCTGTTCTGCGTCTCGAAGTACTACCTTCCAGGTTGTTCTCTGCGCTCTGTCTCCATAGAAGTGTGCGCTTTGCCCTGCCTTCTCTGCGTAGAAGCACGGTTCGTGTGCCCATTGATAGTCTGCATGTCCCAGGGCTATTCCGTTTTTTACCCAGATTAAGTATTGCTTCTCGATGATCCCTGCAGCTGTCATGGCGTCTTCAAAGTCTCGCCTTGTGCTGCTTGCGTGCCAAATATAAAAGGCTGCGTCTGGATCCGTGAACTCTACGTAATTCTTAAACGCTGGTATTAGCAGTGTGGCCATCAAGTCGTCGCCTGTTAGGTCGTCGTTCTTGATCATGTCGAACTTGCCGCTCTGGGTCTCATAACTTACACCGTATGGC